TGACATTCCTATAGTATGTGAGTAAAATTTTGTTAAATAAAACGGAACACTACTGTAGAATGAACCTTCAGTTGAAGAAATTCAAACCTGAGACGATATCGGATGACAGGGTTTGTGTATTTATTGGAAAGCGTAATACCGGTAAGTCAACCCTAGTCAAGGATATCATGTATCACAAGAAACACCTCCCAGCTGGTATAGTACTCTCAGGAACAGAGGAAGGTAACCATTTCTATTCAGATTTTATACCAGATCTATTTATCTATGGTGACTACGACAGAGATGCTATAGAGAGAGTCATGGCTAGACAAAGAAAATTAGTAGGTGCGGGTAAAACAAATTGTGGTGCGTTCATGCTTCTTGACGATTGTATGTACGACTCAAAGTTTCTCAAAGATACATGTATCCGACAGTGTTTTATGAATGGTCGTCACTGGAAGATCTTCTTTATGCTAACTATGCAGTATGTCATGGATTTACCACCAGCATTACGAGCTAATGTTGATTACGTATTTATACTCCGGGAAAATATCATACAAAATAGGGAAAAGCTTTATAAATCATTCTTCGGTATATTTCCATCATTTGACATGTTTTGTAAAGTGATGGATGCTTGTACAGAAAACTATGAGTGCCTCGTGTTAGACAATACCGTAAAATCTAACAGGATACAGGATTGTGTCTTCTGGTACAAAGCGACTGTGAGAAAGGGGTTTAGAGTTGGAAGTCCAGACCTCTGGAGACTTCATAAAAAGATGTTTAATCCCAAATATCTTCAACAGAAAGAAGAAGATGCCAAGAAGGCTACCAAAAAGACAAATCTGAAGATTACGAAGACGAAATGATGAACAGATATTCTGTAACTTTAGTAGAACGATTCTTTAAATTACGGCTACCCCTGTAAGCGTTGTAGTCAATTTCAATTTTTTCATACTTGTATGGTTTAAGTATATCTTCCCAGTCAGTGGGAGTGATAAAACCTTCATTATTATAAGACACTAAGGTATGTTTAGCTTTTTCGGTAGCTAGTTTTAAGGTAAGTTCCATGGCATCTCTAATCTTGTTTTTATAATTATACTGACTTCTGTTCCAGTCTCCAGGGATACCTGATACATCTGAAAGTGTATGAGGTCTCTCATTAGCACAAATTAAGTTTAACATGAAATAATTAGATCCATATGGATGTTGATTATAAGGTGGATCTAGATAAATCAGATCAACTTTAGGTAGTTCTCTCAAAAAATCACATGCATCTCGTCTATGTACATGAACACTCTTACCTGGTTGAAGCCATATGGGTGATTCAAGCTCAATTCGTTTAGTGATTCTATCTACAGCATTACCATCTTTACCACCCCATCCACCTTTATGAAAACCTTTAAACACACCTGATGTATTCGTGTGAATACTCGCCTTTACGAGAAGTGGTCCGAGACAGTATTGTTTTAAACGCTCGGGAACATTCTTTTCGATATAATCAATCATACCATCGATTCTTCGTGCATTATCAGGAGTGTAAAAACATCGATTACATGTATCATTTGGAGAGTAAAGTTCGGTGATTAGACCGACTTTATCAGAACAATTATTAAGAGCTTTTATATGTTCATCAATTTCTTCCTGGTCAGCCCAAGAAGGTGTCACGAGAAAACATTTAGACAGAACTTCACAATACTTCTCAAGATCATTCACATGTAATTCATTACAATGTGTTAGGAGCATTCTTGAAACAACACCAGAACCAACGAACGCATCGGCACATGTTTTAGGATCGAGTTTTTTAACAACGTTTTCTATCGTGTCAACCAACTTTCTCTTATTACCTATGTATGTTATCATAGGTTGTTGAACATAATTTGTCATCGCTATTGTGATAGAGTATGATTTCCTTAAGTGCTTGCTTGGCAACGTGTTTCATAATCTCTATACGTTCATTTGGTGTCCACATCGAACTTTTATTAGGAAACTCGTCATACTTGTGGGTCTTAACACAAAATGTAGCAAACTCTCGATTGACATCTTTCTTCACATCAATTTTCTCTGTCATTTTAGGTACATCAAAACTAGAATCCTTGGTCATTTCCCATACAATTGGTTTCTTTCCAAAGTTTGAAAGGGGGCCAATTCTGTGTATAATACTTTCACTGCTATGAAAATCACAACCGGCAATAAATACCAAATATGGGGAGATTGGAAGATCTTTAAAAAGATGCCAGGATGCATTTAGATTTTTGAATACCCTTTCTATGGCATTTCCTGTTCCTTGTTTTTTCAAGCCCTGAGAATACCTTAAATCGTTTGTACCCTGATACTTGTCTTCAACTATCATGAAGCAATATTTACACGCGCCAATGTTTATGAAAAATAGACCACCATCTGGGCTCATAAAACATTTATCATTTTCATAATCTTTGACTACATCTGAAACTTTTATAGACTTTTGCCAGTGAAACGTAGCATTTATACCAAGTCGTTGTATATACTCAGAGCAAAAGTTCTTGAAATTATTCAGGATACAATTCAGTGTGTATTCAGATTCTTTACACACTCCAGATGCAATTGATGACCCAAGATGAATTGTTTTTAAGTGCGACATGGATTTTTGTATCTAAGCGCGTAACTTAGGTATTCCAAAAACATATGAGTATATCAGATGTCTACTGATATAAATACTCTCAATCTCGCCGACAACGGTGATGGAATGGTACCCCTCAATGACAATCCTACGGCAAACTTTGTCAACAACCAGCCTTCCCCACCTATGCCACCTCCAAACCGCGAAGCGTTTTCGCAACCCGAAAAAAATGTGAGTCAAAGTAAAGAGACGACGACGATGGATTCTACTCCTATTAACGATATTATGATGGAACCCCCAATGATGATGGACGAGCCCAAAATGCAAAGTATGCAGATGGCTGCTCCCAACCCTCAGGGTGCTTACGCTGCCCCTCAGGCGCAGCAGGCCAAGCCAGAGAGCAAGAACCCTCTCAACCTTACCGATGATCAGATGATTGCTCTCGTTGCGGGTGCTGCCGCTGCCCTCGCAGTGTCCAAGCCTGTGCAAGACAAGTTGGTGACTACTATTCCCAAGTTCCTTAACGAACAGGGGAGTAGAAGTATGGTTGGTCTTGCGTCTACCGGTTTAGTTGCGGCGATTGTCTTTTACTTTGTGAAGGACTACGTCGTAAAGCCCTAAACATTAGAAGTGGATTCCCAACCCATATTAGAATATATTGATTTATCTAATCCTGAATAATAGGTAATTAAAGCTCCCAAGGACAACATCCCCATGAGCAAGGCATTCGTCTTAAGTGTCTTGCCCTTGTCGGTCCCGTATTCTTTCAGATCCTCTGCAGTCTTCTTGAATAATCTGTTAAAAACGTAGGTAAGAACCAGAGCAATCACACTGGTAGCCAAAAAGAATTGGCGATCCACCGCGAGTTGTGGAACACGGCCCACCATCATGTGGAACACGTTGGGGATCACAACGGTTAACCACACCAAGTTTAGGTAGTAGTTGTTAAATATGTTTGGCACCTGGGTAACACCATAAATAGCAACCCAGTATCCGATCGCAACTAATAACACATTCAATGGTGTCTTCATTTGATATGTGTGGAGATTATTTATCCTGTATATGCTGGCCACAGAACTTTGTCTTCTCTGGTATCTTCTCATAGATACCGAGGTCCACGCATATGTCACGAAGTTCTATGTAATTTTCCCAGTATTGATCCGAGTGAGAATACTCTTCAACAGTACAATGAGCCAACTCGTGAATGAGGACATGGAAAATTTCATTCGGGGAACCACCTAGGCACACAACAATCTCATCACCCTTGTTAGTGTTGTAACCCACGGTGCCATTCATCGTAGTCACACCAGTGATGGGAATACATCTTCGTAACATATGAAACTTTTGATGATCTGTGTCGGCGATGTGCTTCCTGAGAATTTCGTACTTCTCTTTGATTTCAACGAGTTCTTGTGGTTCTTGGGTGATGGCAAGTATATACGCATTTATGAGGAGGAGTATAATGAATGTGATCATCTCTTATATACAAATATAAATTTACTATACAGTTCCGAAATTGGATTACCCGTCAGACCCTCCCACAACTCCAACTTAAATCCCAACTCTTCAAGGTGTGTCACGAGGAGATCCTTGTATGCTACGGGTTCTGCTCTAGGTCCATCTGCATAGAAAGGTGTGTCAACCAAGTTTACAAACAACTTTTCACCAAATCCCCCATTTCCGTGATCTTTCATCAAGAAAAAGTTACCCGCGTCATCTTTGAGGGGTGTTCTAAGTATGATCTTCTCAGAGTCCGGGATGATTCCAATGAGACGTGCACCAGGTTTCATCCTCTTTTTGATTTCCCTAATTGATGTGAAAAACTTTTCCTTTGTTTCAAAAATATAGTGAAGTGAAAAGTTGTAACAGAGAATGTCATACTTTCTGTTTGGGCAGTTGTGGATGTCACCCTCGTAGAAATTTACCCTCATGTGCATATTCTTGGCACGTGACTTGGCTTCCACAAGTGCATCTGGTTCTGGATCACACATACTCATATTAGCACCACATTTATGCCACTTCTGTAAGTCACCACCAAAACCACAGCCGACATCTAGGATCTGATCACCATCCCGTGTGACAGATTGGATCAGATCCCTCTTGGCATTGTTATGGTTTTTTCGGATTTCCTCCATCTTGTGATTTTTACGTTTTATTTCTTTTACTTAGGTTTAAGGTAATTTGAGTTCAATGTCTTCTAACGAGATTGAAGATGATGGTAACCAGTTAAATAAATAGTAATGAACACCAGAACTTCCCATAAGAAACTTCTGCTTCTCTAGATTTGGTACACACTGACCAATATCTAAAGTAGTAAACATATCATAGCCCAAGTTTTTGGCGATGAG